TCCAGAGGTTCCCGGCACTGGCACCGAGATGGATTGTCAGAGGCGGAGATGTTTATGGTTCAGATTGCCCCGGTATGACGGCATTGGGAGATATCCTTCAACTGCAGGATGACCAGCTAAAGAAGTCAAAGGGCATTGATTACCAGTCTGACCCGCCATTACAAGTACCAACTGCCTTGAAGGGATCAGAAGATTTGCTTCCAGGCGGGATAAGTTATTATGACCCGGCAGCTCCTACCGGGGGAATTCGTTCAGCGTTTGAAGTACCGCTTAACCTGCAGCATTTGCTGGAAGATATCATTGATGTAAGGGGAAGAATCAACAGCGCGTTTTTCGTTGACTTGTTCCAGATGATATCTCAGTCAGACAGGCGAACGATAACAGCTACGGAAGTTGAAAGGAAACATGAGGAGAAACTACTTGTCCTGGGTCCTGTCCTAGAACGAAGTCAGAACGAAGTGCTTGACCCATTGATAGATAATACATTTATGGTATGCTTTGAAGAAGGGTTATTCCCTCCGCCCCCGGAAGAAATGGGCGGGATGGATATCAGGATTGAATATGTTTCCATGCTGGCACAGGCACAGAAAGCCATTGGCATCGGGGCATTGGATAGGTTGGTCGGTACCGTAGGCACGATGGTCAATGTCAAGCCTGAAATACTGGATAAGCTGGATGGTGACAAGATCATTGATGAATATAGCCAGATGCTAGGAGTTCCGCAGCATTTGATCGTAGCGACTGAAGATGCTGCGATTCTAAGGGAAGAACGAAAACAGGAACAACAGCAGATGCAACAGGCTGCGGAAATGGAACAGGTGGTAAATTCAGCCAAGACATTAAGTGATACTAAAACAGAGGATAAGAGCTTACTGACGGATGTTGCGGATCAGTTTACGCAATTATGAGTCAACACGATCCTGACCATAGGAAACAGAAACAAGATGAAAACAAATCGAGGCGTGACCAGGAACTTGAAGACCTTCGCCAGATACTTGCAATCCCTGCTGGGCGTGGATATATTCTCCGCCTACTTGAAAGGTGTGGGTGCTTCAACCTGTCATATAGCAATAATGCAAGCGAAACATCATTCAAAGAAGGCCGTCGGTCAGTTGGCCTAAGTATTTACCGGGATGTTGCTGAGGCTGACCATAGCGGCGTCCGTAATATAATAGGGGATTTTTATGAGCGAAGAACAGGAAGCAACCGCGACGGCTGAGGCTACAGCGGACCAGGCAGAAACCCAAGAGAGCCAAGCTACAAGCGAAGCCGGTGGAAGCCAGACCCAACAACCTACCGGGTATGAATCGTTTACCATGCCTGAAGGTTATACCATGAACGATGAGCAGTTATCTGATGTTACTACCTTTGCCAAGGATTTAGGGCTCGACCAGGCTGGAGCGCAAAAAGCCGTGGACAAGCACCTGGAGATGATGGGAAAGGTTCGTGATAGAGGTATGCAGGCTCAGGAAACAATGCATTCAGAATGGGCTACTGAAACAAGGAATGACAAGGAGTTCGGTGGTTCTAACTTATCTGAAAACATTGCTGGTGCAAGGAAAGCGATGAATTCATTTTCCGAACCGGCGGTCAATGACGGCAAGCCGGTACTCCATCAGGAAGGTCCCATGAAGGGGCAGCAAATGACGGAGATGGAAGTATTTATGAATGATTCGGGTTGGGGGAATCACCCTGCGGTGATTCGAGTTTTCCATCGCATTTCCAAGGCTATGAGTGAAGATTCATTTGTATCGGGGTCTCTGGCTCCGCCATCAACGAAGAAGACACAGGCTGAGGTAATGTACCCTTCAAAAGAGGGATAATACTGAAACCTTTTTTTATAGAGGCATATAGATTATGGCAACTTTAGCAGTCACACATCCAACTCTTGCCGACGTCGCGAAGGCGACTGATCCAGATGGCAAGATAGCTACTATCGTTGAAATTCTCAATGAAACCAATGAGATGCTTGACGATATGGTCTGGGTAGAAGGAAATCTTCCTACCGGGCATAGAACGACAGTACGCGCGGGACTACCTGCACCAACATGGCGTAAGCTATATGGTGGGGTTCAACCGACCAAAGCGACTAACGTACAGGTCACAGACACGACCGGTATGCTGGAAGCCTACGCAGAAATCGACAAAGCGCTGGCCGACCTTAACGGGAATACGGCAGCTTTCAGAATGACTGAAGACAAGGCTCACATTGAAGGAATGAGCCAGGAATTCATGTCAACCCTGATGTATGGTAACGAAGGCACAGCCCCGGAAGAATTTACGGGATTTGCCCCTCGTTTTAATGATAACTCCGGTCCTGCCAATGCGGATAACATTATCCTTGGTGGTGGTTCTGGTGCTGATAACAATTCAATTTGGTTGATTTCCTGGGGCGCTAACACCGTTCACGGTATCTATCCAAAGGGATCAAAAGCAGGGCTCCAGTTCAATGATAAAGGTCAGGTGACCATAGAAGATTCCGATGGTAGCAATGGTGGTCGTTATGAAGCCTACCGTTCGCATTACCGCTGGGATGTTGGTCTTTCTGTTCGAGACTGGAGATATGTTGTTCGTATCTGTAACATCGATCAATCTGCATTGACCGGGGATAAATCCGGGTCTTCAGCGGATATTACTGATCTCATGGCGCAAGCTATTGAGTTGTTACCGAATGCATCCAGTGGACGCCCGGCATTTTATATGAACCGCGGAGTTCGTTCTGTATTGCGTCGGCAGATTGCGAATACGACCAATGTAAATCTCACAATGGACCAAGTTGGTGGCAAGAGCGTTATGTCGTTTGATGGCATTCCTGTCAGGCGTTGTGATGCATTAACTTATGCTGAAGCTACCATCTCCTAATAACAGGTGGGTGCTTATTAATATAACATTAACTATCTTTAGGAGATATAGTTATGAGTTTAGTAGATGCAAGACTAGAACTGTCGTCCGCGCAGGCCCTTACGGCAACTGCGGATTCTACAAATGTAGTTGACCTTACCCAGACTGCTAGGCAGGTTGGAGCAGGTCGTCCGATGTATGTTCATTTTAATGTAACCGTCGCTGCTGATTTTACTTCGGCTGATGAGACTTACACATTTGCTGTTGCTACAGGTGCGGCTACTTCTTTAGGAACTCAGTTAGCTTCTCGCGCGATTGTTGCTGGCACACTTGTTGCCGGGTACAATTTCTCGATGGCTGTTCCGATGGAAGGTGTTCTGCGTTATATCGGAGTTGAGTATACCCTGGCTGGTACATCGCCAACGATCACGGTAGATGCTTATCTATCCGATCAAGAGGCATATAGCTGGTCATCATACGCTGACGCTATCTAGCGTCTTCATGTGGGCTGTCCTCATCAGGCAGTCCTCTCCTCCCCTGAATGGCGGGGTAGTTTGTAGGCTGCCCCGCTGTTTTCGGCAACCTTTTATTGAGGTGACTTGTGATTAAGGTAAAAGCAAGAGAACTAGGGTATTACGGGGGAACCCGGAGAAGACCCGGAGATATATTCGAAATAGAAGATGAAGGGGAAAAAGGTAGATGGATGGTAGATGTTGATACTCCCATGCCACTACCGAAACGGGCTATGCCATTAACATCAGTAATCCCAGGGACAAAATCAGGGGGTAACATGATGCCGATAGCAAAAGAAGCCTGGGAACAACCGGTGGGGAAAGCTATAGCTACTCAAGTAGCAAAAGCAAAGGAAGAAACAAAACCAAAAAGTAAAATCAAGAGGAGCAGGCGATAAATGGCAACTGAAGTTTCTATCTGCAACCTGGCATTAGGACATATTGGTGACCCCGCTGAAATATCAGCGATCAGTCCTCCAGACGGAAGCGCACAGGCGGCTCAATGCGCTAAGTTCTATCCTATTGCAAGGGATGAAGTTTTATCTGAAAATGACTGGGGATTTGCCAAGCGGCGCCAATTACTGGCTGAAATCTCAGGAACCGCCCCTTCCGGGTGGACTTACTGGTATACCGTGCCGAATCCTTATCTTGTAGCCAGGCAGGTTGTAACTGAAAGTTATGATACTCCAATCAAGTTCGCGATTGAATCTCATGTGACACATGGAACAATACTACTGACGGATACGGATGATGCTGAGTTGTGGTATACCACGGGAATTACTGATACGACCAAGTTCCCGCCTGTATTTATTCATGCGTTGTCATGGTTGCTGGCGTCTTACCTTTCCGTTCCCATTACCAGGAACCCTGAAATCAAGAAAGCCACATATGAGCAATATCTCATGGTTCTGGGTAAAGCCAAGAACATAGACAATGTGGGGCGAAAGGACGGTAGGACCGATACAAATCTTAAAACTTATAAGCCTAGCGGGATCAAGGCAAGGCTTGCCGGTGTATAAATGGGAACAAAAATTCACCAGAGGTCTTTTGGTGGAGGTGAGATTGCCCCGGAGATTCTTGGGCGCGTAGACCTCAACCATTACCAGACAGGGCTGGCAAAGTGTTATAACTTCTATCCATTACCAAGTGGTCCCGCCGTTAA